GTGCATCAGCTGCAACCTTGTCGAACGCTTCCAGTGCCGTGTCACGTGGCTCGCGATCAGGAGTTTCAGCCAGGATATTTTTTGCCCGGAGCAGCAGTTTTGTCTGTTGAGGAGTCATAATTTTCTTGCCCCTAGAAAGTTTTGTAATATCAATACCAAACTTTTTGCCAATAAGAATAGCTTCCGGGTGACATGGAACAGAAACGACACTGCACTCAAGAAGTTCAATCTCTTTGAAATGAATGCCACCTTTACTGTTGTCTGATCCACGGCCACGAAATCCAATGCTTGCGCCAAGCGGAACTCCGTCATCCACAAGAGTTTTAACCATCTGAGCAAGTTGCGTGGTAGCGAATTTCAGATTGCCAATTAATTTGCCACCCTCGTTACTGGCAACTTTCCAAAAACCAATAGGATCAGTATGTGAATGCTGCCAGAGTGCAATTAACTTCTTGCCAATATGCGGAAGATATGCGGCTGGATCAATCGTGTCCTTGACTCGATCAGCACTAGATGCAGACATTACAAAGCGAGCATCGTGCTCAAGCCCTTGAATGTCTTTTTCAATAGTTACTTGGAATTCCGACTTCTTGCCTGAAGAGTGTCTATCTTCCCACATTGAAGAACAGATAGCAACCGCTTGATCAGAATTTTCTGCGGTGCCATCTTCTAGCACCATCGGAATACAGGCTTCTAGGAAAGAATCTCGACTAGAATAATTGGAGGGTTTCGGCATGTAACGGTCCCAAGAAAATGGAACCGTCGCTCAACCTTGCGGGAGCCGGGGGATTGGATTTCTGGCGCTCATCGCGATGGGGGCGACGGCGAACGGAAGATGTGTCTAGCATTTGTCAGGAGGACTTGGTTGCGGTTTGCGTTTCATGTGTTTTCCTGAGGCAATCAATAAAATCTTCGTGCATACTCATAGTATGCGCGAAGATTCCAAGAATGTCAAGTGTTTTTTGTAGTTGCCATAAAATATTTTTCTTGCATCAAGCAACCCAAGAGTCAGCATCAAACGGAACTGCAGGCTGCATGAATGCTGACGCAGAAAGAACAGCAGCGACAATTGGATCTATGCGTTGCGTTGTCTTGCTTTTGTCAATCTTGCGATTGCCTGCAGGATCGCGAATGACAATGGCATGAGCTGCTGCCATATTAAGAAGTGGGTGCGATCCGTGCCGTAATTTTCCTTGCAACAAGTACGTTTCAAAGTGCTCGACGCGCGGGCTCATTCCAACATAACCTTGGCCAACTTCAGTCCATGTTGATTCCTGGCAAAATCCAACAGTTGCCGCCGACGCTTGAAGTTCCTTGATTCTCCAGCGATCAAACATGACGTGGGAAACGACTATTCCGGCATCGTCAAATTGCTTTTTGAGAAAAGCACAGACCCAAGGATAGTCAAGCGTTGCGCCAGGCACCGCGATCAGAAGTCCCTGCTTGACCCAAAGCTCATAAGGAGCCTTGTCGCGCAAAGAGCGCTCCTTCATTCCTTTCTCTGGCGCAAAGACATAAGGAATCAAGTGCAGATTGCCTTCATCGTCCTTAGCTGATAAAACGGCAGCAGTCAAGTCATTGCGCATTGACAAGTCCAAGCCAAGCGCAACATTAACGACAAAGCCCAAGTGTTCATTTACGCAAAGGCGTTATCCAGTAAAAAATGATTGAACAAATCCGCACTTTTAACGGCAAAGTGGTCGGGCTTCACGGCAATAGAAAAACTGTTGTGCGTCCAGGCGTGGCTTACCGATGCGTGAAGTGCGGAATTGTTTGGCTAGAAAAACCGACAAACCATGAATGCCGTTATGCAAATAATTGATTTATTCGTTTTGATTTTTGTCCTGTTCTTGGGCGGCGCAATCACCATCGGCGTTTTGTGGTGGGTTGCCGACTTGATTGCACAAGCCCAAGATGCGGAAATCAAGTCAAGCAAGCGCCGTTAAAGCTCGCTCAGTCCTTGCAACTCGGTCATCCAAGCCGTGTGTGCCGCCGTTAATTTTCTTGGTCACCGCAACAATGTCACTAGCAATGTTGTTCAGGTGGTTCTTGTTCCAAAACCAGCCAGCAGACAAAGCGGCAAATTGTGGCGTGGAAACTAGGTCAGGGTCAGATTCCAAATCAACGCCCAAATCCTCACCGCAAGCGCGGTAATTGTCCCGACCAGTCAATTGAATAAGCCCACGCCCACGATATGCAAAACCATCGCCTGATTCTTCATCGCCGTTACCCATGCGGCTTGCGTAAACCTTGTTTGCGATGGCTTCAGGGTTGCGGTGGTAGGGTTGTGCGGCTTCCAGCGTTGGAAAGCGTTTAGGCCATACCTTGCACAGCGATTCAGCAGAATATCGAAGATTTTCTGTTAACGCAGTAAAGCCAGCACTCTCATGCCCACATTGGCCTAGAAAAGATGCTTGCTGTTCAATTGTTTCAATGCCAAACATTTCAAAAGTCATGTTCAGTGGTTCAACCCATTCTTCAGCTTTTGCTGGTGATATGTGCAATGCTTGTGCAATTTGTTCTGCATTCATGTCAACCCTTTGTGGTGTGTAAATAACTTATTTTCTGCCATTTTCCTAGCAAAAACAGCATCTTCAAATTTTTCATGGTATCCAAGCGAATGTCGCTTGCCATCTTTGCGTATGTAAGCAATCCATTTGTTTTTACTAGCGTACCAAAAAACGCCTTTTGCACCAGATTTATTGTTTTTCTTGAGTGTGATGTTTTGTTTGTTTTCACCACTTGTGGCCTTGCGTAAATTGCAAATTCTGTTGTCTGATTTGCATTCGTTAATGTGGTCTATTTCATGTGGTGGATGCTCGCCATATACATACAACCAAGCAAGACGATGAGCATAGTAAAGTTTTGGTTTGATAAAAATTACTCGATAACCCAATGTGTTGATAGTGCCAGCAATATCACCAATATTTACTTTGTTTGTTGTTTTTATTTTTCGTATAAACAACCCAGTATCAGGGTTGTATTCAAAAAGATGCTTCAATAAATCTTGAGATAAAATTTGTTCAGCCATAAGATGCTCCATCATTGGTTGGTTAGAAAAGCCCAATAGTTGTCGCTGTTGGGCTTTTTGCATTTTACTTTATTTGATTAAGCATTTCGCGTGTTTGGTTATAGATTGCAAGGCAAGCATTTAGCTTCCTCACTGTGGTGTCGGCTTCGTCTCCGATGGCGAGAATAGCTCGAGCAGTTTCTGGCTGAATCTCGGCTGTTCTGGTGTCAGGTCGCTCGGCAGGGGTGGCATCTGTGGCGGCTGGTAGGGTGGGGCAGATGGTTTTTGTAGGAAGCCGCAACTTGAGCAAGCCACTGTCAATAGAAGAATTGCGCTTTTGAATTTGAAGTTTTGCATCGTTGTTTGCCTTTACCAATTGAGTTGCTTGGATGTTGACCGCTGTCACCAGCGCCGTTTCTTTTTGTCTTGCCTCGCTGTTAAGCCGCGCAATTTCAAGCTGTTGTCGTTCACGTTCAGAATGTTGGCCTTTGGAGTAACCGCCAGCGCCAACGCCGACAAAAGCCAAAAACAAGGCTAACAAAATCCAAGGATTAAAAATGCTCATTCTCTTGCCCCTCTAATTGGCGGTTCATCATCGTCATCAGGCGTTGCAAGCGGTCTAGTTATTGGCCTAGGCGTTGGTATTGGCTTGGGTGTAACAGGGGCTGGAATGGGCTTTGGTGCGGCTGGTAGGGCTGTTGCGTTGCTTCCATGACCGACCGCCATCAATGTGCCAACCACCGAAATCATGCTGGTCAATACGTGCTTGAGAATTTCAAACAATACAGCGTCATTGGGCGCTTGCGTGGTCACAGGCTGAGTGACGAAAACCAGCGAATAAAGCACCCCAAACACCGCCCCAACCAAACACACAGCAAAGGCGATTTGCGTGCAGAATTGCCCCAAGGCGTGCCAATCGTCAGGTGTTCTTCTTGAACTTGTCATAGGTTTCTTTCGGAATCAAATCTTTGGTGCAAGCGCCAGAGGCTTCGCAAGCTGGTGGTTCACATTCAGGTTTTCCCCAATTGTTTGGTGCTTGGCAAGGGTAGCGGTACGAATCAGAGCAAGCCACCAGCAACAACAGCATTAGGATTCTCATTTGTTTTCTCGCTTTATTTGTTCTATTTCGCGGCGCAATTGTTCCACCTTTTGCAACTCTGCTTTTGCTTCGTTTCGTGTTTCAAGAATATCAATGTACAAAAAAGCCATCAAGGGCAAAATCACGCAAAACACAGATGCCATGATTATCAGTCCGACTAGAAACCCCATTTGGCTTTCCTCCACTGAACCAGAATTGCGAACCACAGGTACAGGTAAATAAGAAGCACTGCCGCTATAACCAGATACAGGGCTTGCGCTTTTAGCTTTTCCTGCGCCTGTCTTAGTTGCCATCGCTTGTATCTCTCTTTTGCTTCCTGTGCCAATCTTGCTTGTTCTTGCTCCTGTTTTATCGTGTTTCGCATATCAAAAACTTTGCTATACAAAGCGCCCATCCCAGGCGTTTGATAGACCATCACTTCCCTGATTTCAACTTCCAGCGCCGCCATTTGGTCAAGCGCCATCACCCGATTAAGGGCTGATTCCATTAGGTTTGCATCAGGGTTATACACATTGCGCGACTTTTCTTCTTCCTCGCGTATGTGTGCCGCTAATTGTTCTTGAATGCGGAAAAATTCTGTGAGTTGCTTAACAACATCAGCCATGACTTTGGTTTCGTCAACGCTGACATATTTGGCTTTTTGTTTCTTTGCTGGCGCTGTTGGCTTGGGCTTGCTTCCAAACAGCTTTGCCCAAAAGCCGCGCACCTCGTTTGCCACGGCAATCGCTTCGTCCACTGTGGAACGAACTTCAACAAAGGATTCTTTTGCTTGTTTGTAAAGCTCACAGCCTTCCTTGATTGCGGCAACACAAGCGTTGGCGGCAAAAAGAAGACTGATAGGGTCAATTTACAGCCCCAATAATTTTTTGACAAACTCAGCCGCTACGCCTGGGCCAAATAGAACTGCGGCAATCACGGCATACAACAGATATTCAATCTTGGTCATGCGTTTGTCGCCGTCTTGCAAAGACGTTTGGATGCTCTCATATCGTTGGGCGCAAACGGCTTCATGCACTGCGAATTCTTTTTCCAAACTGTCCATGCGTCACCTAAAAAATTTGCCGACCATCCAACAAACTACGCTGTATCGATTGCCTTCCTCTACGTCTTCCACGCCGTGAAGCATGAACGATGGAAAAACAAGCACAGTCCCTTTGGTTTGTGGCGGGTAAAAGCGTTCATGACCATCTTGAATGTAAAACCGCCCACCCTTGAAATTATCGTTCAAGAACGCTAATACAGTCAATTTGCGGCATTCATCGCTGTGGGCAATAAAGGTGTCAACGTGCGCCGTGTAACGTCCACCAGCAGGGTAAGCAAGGAATTCAGCTTGGTTGGCGTGGGTAACGTCAAACTTCCATGCGTGATGGTTAGCTGACAAACCAGCCGCCGCCAATCTGCCGCCAATGTCTTTGTAAGTGGGCAATATCACTCGCTTAACATTGCGAATGGTTAAGTCGATAGCGCCAGCACCTAGACCAATGATTGGTTCTTCTTTTGGAATTTCATCTTTGGTGTAAAGCCTGATTAATGAATCACAGGCTTCGGGTGTAAGTATGTCGTGAAATACTCTGAACCGCATATCGTCAATGGGCAAGTTAAGCGATGGGCGCTTGTCAAACTTCCATTCAGCGTGTGGGCCATCGGCATCAACGTAATGCAAGAACACTTGTGCTTGCCATTTGCCTTCAGTGTAAACCTCACGCCAATGATGTTTATCCATGCCACGATACAACACAGCATCACCAACAGACATATCAATTTTGCTTGCATTGGTTTTCTCCATGCTGTCGCCCATGTAAATAGGCCATACATCACCATCAAAGCCAAGCGTCACTGTTGCGCTTATTTCGCACGATGCTCTATCTGTGTGGTTCTTTAATTCATCGCCTGGGGCATACAGTCGCGCATAGGAATAAGTCGGGTGCAGACGTTTGCCCGATGTTTTTTCAAAGTGCGGCAATAGGTCAACCAGCAATTTGTCGAACGCCATTGCGCCATGAATCGCCTCTGACTTGGGGCATTGACTATCTTGAACAGTTTGCTTTTCAGCAACCAATCGCCTCAATTCATTTGTTAATTCATCGCATGATTCTTTTGCTAAAAAATCTTTCAAATGAACGTATTGATTAACAACAAATGAACTGAGTTGGTCACACATGGTTAAGCCTCTGTAATGTCTTGTGGAATGTCTTGCGGAATCGGTTTAATTGTGTTGTCGGTTGGGTCAAACCAATACCCATTTTGTGAAACAAGTTGTGCGTCTAAATCTGTTGGGAAATCAACCCACCACAATGTTTCTGCCACTGGGAAAACTTGGTCATCATAAGCAACTTGCGCCACTCGGTAACCAGTTTCCCTTGGTTCTGTGGATGAAATCAATGCTTTCATTAATAAAACTCCTCAACAATAACAATTCCAGCAGTCCCTGTTCCCCCACTTGATGGTGCTGGGCCTGGAACAGGCGCTGTTTTAATTCCCCCACTACCGCCAGCGCCATAACCTGTTGCAGGAAGTCCTGGTGTATTTCCAGAAACAGGTGTGCCACCAAAACCCAAAATTGACGAACCTCCTTCACCTGACGCAGTCGTGATACCACCAGTCCCCCTTTGCCCACCAATGTTAATTTGCCCTCCACTTCCTGTGCCGCCAGTTGCGCCACTACCGCCAGTTGCTGTTAGGACAGCAAAAGGTGCTGGAGTTGGCGCAACGCCAAATGATGATGTAGCCCCCAAGCCGCCAACAGTGTATGGTTGTGGGCCAGGAATGGATGGTGCTGGAAATACGCTAATTGCACCACCTCCCGCGCCACCTCCATTTTGTGAACCTGCAGGAGCACCAGTAGAGCCACCAGAAACGCCACCGCCAACAACAGTGACTTTGATTCCTTTTAGTGTTGCTGGTTTAGTCCATGTCCCTGGGCTTGTATAAACATTCAAAATAGGAACAGAACCGCCTGCAGTTCCAGAAACCCAAGTTGTGCCATTTGAAGTTAATACATTTCCTGCAGTACCAGCCGCAAGTGATGTCACAGTTGTACCCGCAGAATCCATAATTAAAGCGCCATTGCCTGTTAATGAAGTGGCATTTGTTCCACCATTAGCCACAGGAACAGCGTTATATAAACCAGCCGCCGCATTAAGCTGACCGCTTGTGTTTACATTGTTTGCGAGTTGTGAAAGATTGAATGCGTTAGTCATTAAGCCGCCCCCGTGCCGTTGTAAGTTTGCTGAACCAAAACTGTTGTGTTGTTTGTTGGTGTCGGCACAAGCGTGTAAGAGCCTGTTGCCGTTAAGTAATCCACCTGATGGTCATAATAACAACCATTGCCCGACAATTCAAAATAAAGCGGGTCATAGCTGTACGAATACACCGCTTGACCAGACACTGTAAATGTGGACACCGCCGTAGGCAATCCATTTGGAACGCCTTGATTGTTTGGCGCAAATTGAATGACAGTGAAATTGCCTGTTGCAGTGCTTGGGAAATTGTTAACTGTGTTGCCGACCAAATCATAATCTTGGTCATTCACAACTGTGCCATTCAAGAAAAACAATTCCGAACCCGACACTAATTGGAATTCTGTTGGCGTGTATGACGATGCCGCCGACAACGAAGCCGTCCACCGACTAAATGATGGGTATGTAGACGAAGCCGCCCTGTACCTATAAATGGAATTGCCAGCCGTGGCGGTAAACGTGCCACTGAACACAATTTGTTGGGTCGTGTAGTTAATGCTGACAACTGTGTATTGTGTTGGCGAACCAGAATTAGCAAAGGTTAATTGGTCGCCAGCGTTGATGATTTGATGCGGCAAGTTTGTATAGGTAAGCGTTGTTGTGCCTGTGCCGCTTGAATATAGCAAACCTAAACTTTCATAAGCTATTGCTGTTGATGTGCTTCTAAAAGAAACGCAAGCAACATAATCACCTAAAGCGCAAGCCGTATTCATTGTGAATGTTGTGCTTGTCTCTGTGTATTCGGTTGTGTCTAGCAAAATGCCATTGCGATAAATCAAGTCTTGACCAGTAATGTATCCAGCTTGGCGAGCCGTAGGCGTAAATACAGTTTGTCCAGCCGTGGCGCTGAAATCTTCTGATGTGTAATAGAAGCCATCAGGCGGTATTAACCCAACTACACGCCCATAAATATCAATAGTCAAACTTGATGCTGAACTTGTGAAAGTTGACGCACCGCCAAAATCTAGGAATGGCGCAAGCGAGCCAACAAGCGTTCCATCAGGATTGTTAGATATAGCAATCTGCGATGAGCCAACAGTCGTTGTTCCTGTTCGCGTAAGCTGACCAGTACGAATATCCAAATCAATGAAGTTTGTGCCATCAGGCAAAGCAGACCATATTGAGTTGTCAAATGTACTTGCTGGAACATATGCCGCCGTAGCCGCCGCATATTGCGCTGGCGCTGTGCCAAAGCTAAATCGTCTGCCTGTGCGGTTGATAAAGCAAAGTTTGTTAACTGTGCCAAAAGTAGGTTGCGCCAAATACCATGTGTAGTCTGCTGGATTGCTACTGTATGTGGTTGATGTGGAGTTATACAGCCCATAATAATTCTTGCCAATGGGAGAACTGGAAATGTTTGTGCCAGTTAAATCATCGCCATAAGCAACAACAATATATTGCTCGCCGTATGTGAAAGTGGTTGGTCGCCATTGAAATACTGAAGATGCAGAACTAAACACGCTTGAGCCAATGCCGTTGACCATGCGTGTAAAGAAATACCAGTTACCAGCGGCAATGTCGGTAAGTTGTACTGTCAATGCGGTAGATGGCAAATATGGTTGACCATCTGATTGCAAAGCACTTGTGCCAGCATAAAGGCGTTGTGCTGTTGTAGGGCTTGCATAAGCAGAGTACCAAATTTCTACATAGTCAACAATGCCTGCCGTTGATGTGGTAAAGCTAACTTGAAATGATGGCGTACCCGCATTAGGAAATTGTTGTGATACCGATGGTGCGGATATTGTTCCAAATGTGTTTGGGCTTGGCAAACCAGTATTAGGCGATGGCTCAAATTCAGTTATGTTTTTGTCATCGTAAATTGTTGAGTTGTATTCTTGAAGCGTAAGACTTGCGGTAACAGTTCCATCATCGCCAAAGTTTTCAACAACCTTGCTGATGCGGAATAATTTAGCAGTCCAGCCATAATTTGTGTTTGTTAAGCTAACAATATCGCCAGCTTCAAGTTGCAACCCAACGTAGCCAATAACAAGCTGAACGCTTAAATCTTCACGGCAAGATTCAAGAAAACGATTGGCAAGATACTGCGCCCGAACATTGTTGTTAACCAATGGCAAGCTAATTGACTGCTTGTTAACTGGTTCGTTAGGATAGAGTAAAGATGGATTAACAACGGCTAAATTATAAGTTGATGTATTAAAACTGTCTTGCGCCGAACTATCGGGAAATTTAACCTCTGCAATGTTGTACGATGAAGAAATATCCAATGGACTGACATTAATTGGACCAACAATGTTGCTGTCATCCAGCGCCATCGCAACTGTATAAGTTGGGCTTTGAACAATCACGCCCCATGTGCTTGTTATTTCGTTATAACGCAATAAGCAATCACAGCTTGTCGCCATGTATTGCAAATTGGTCATGATTGGCTGGTCTGTTTCTAAAACCCCATCAAAACGAAACCTTGTTTGAGTGGATGAACTTCCTGAGTAATCGGTATATGTAAAAGAACCAGCACAATAAGCATTAAGAGCAGTCAAACTTGCGCTGTTAATGTTTGCAGTAGGAATTGCCGCGCCATAACGTGTGGAAAAAAGGTAATCTGCAAAGCAATCGCCCGGTGCGTTTCTACTGTTTGTTATTTGGAACTTTGTTTGCTGTATGCCAACAAGATTTGCGGCTTGCGAGTATTTGATTTTGACAATGGCAAAAGCGCAATTTGTCATTTTTTTGGTTGTATTCCATTGATACACCAAATTTGGGTTGTCCATTACATCTGTGCTGTACGCGTAAAAACTGCTGTTGGTCGGGTTTGTTGAGCCATTGTTATATAGGTAAAAAGACAATAACCCTGCAACCGATGTATCAGATAAGCCAGTTGATTCATCAAGTAATGATGCAACATCGTAGCCATTTGCTTTAAAAATTACACGCTTACCGCCCCAGTAAATTTTGCCAAAAGTTATGGTGTCAGGTGTGCCGCCGTTTTCTGTGTTGGTGACTTCAGATAATGCCAAACAATAGTACAGCGTTTGGTTATCGCTTGTGATGGATAAATCAGTAATGATGCCGCCCACATAAGCAGAGCCATACACCACAGGAATTTTGTTGTCGCCTGCGGGTGGAATTTGCAAACGACTGCCGGGGTTTAATTGGTCGCCTAAAGTTGAGTTATACGCACCGCCTCTGTCTGCGCCGTATGACTTGGCAATAATTGAAGACACAACCATATTGATGGCAAAAGCTGTAACATAATACGCAGTTGTCCCAACAACAAAAAATTGTGCGGCAATTAATGTACCCGGCATAATTATTTAATCCAAGTTTCCTCTAGCTTTTCAAAACCGAATTTGTCATAAGACAAGTCGGGGCTGTTTACCATTTTACTGATTGAGAAAAATTGGATGCGGTTTTCTTGCTTCCATTCTTCACATTGTTGAATGTATTTATGCAGAAGCCGATGAGCCAGCTTGCCGCCTCTGTGCGCTTCATCTAGCCAAAAAGCAATCTCGCTGACTTGCGTTACATCAGGATTCCAAATGTTTGGGTGCTGTGCGGCAATGACCATTCCTACCGCCTCATCATCTTTTTCTGCAAGCAGTATGAAACCAGCGCCAGCAAAGATATTGCCAAGCAGTTTGTCTATGTGGTCGCGGTTGTTTGCGTCTTGCAAAAACTTTGTAGGCGCTTTTTCTCGGTAGCTTTTCAGCATCCGCACAATCGCCTCTAAATCAAATTTGTTAGCCTGTCTTATCATGTAGTCCATCCTATTTTGTTTTTCCAAAAGCGTAGTTAATTGTTTCAATAAAGTTAACCCGATTCATGCTTGTATCTGCGGGGTTAAAAGTTTGCCAAGCATTATTATTGGTGTAGCGTCCAGCCGTTCTGTTTTGCAAAATTAACTGTATGCTAGATGCGCTAATTGTTATGACTCCAACATACGCCCTTATGTCTTCGCTAAATTGTTCGCTGATGCTGAAGCTGTTAACAAACCCATTAAAAAATTGATACAAGCCGCCTGTGCCGCCAGTAGTTATTAGGTCGCCATTGGCATCAAAAAAACCATGCCACATTTCTACTTGTGAGCCTTTAAGTCCAGCGCCCAAAACAATAGCAAGGTTTGCCGTATCTACACCCACAAGCGTGACTGTGGTTTCATTAGCTGTGCTTTTAATGTCGCGCTGTGCAGAGCCAATGCTGACAAGTTGACTTAACCCTGTAAATGGGCTTGCGTCAACTGCCGCAACTGTCAAAGCCGTAGGCGTTGTGGCAAACCGATATGTTGCCGAATTAGTAGTCAGCCGCACAAAGTCGGCATAACGGATGACATTTGTTCCAACAACAGGCGCGATTACATTCACAGCACAACCTCGTATGCGTTAAATGCACCATCCCAAGCAATGAAGCTGTCATTGGTCATTGGTACAAGCGTATACGTTGGATATTCGCGCAATACAACAGGGAATGTTATGCCTGTATAGGTTGACCCGCCCAAGGCTGTTGTTGTGCCGTATTGCCCGATTACAGCGGGTAATTGGCTGGATACTGTGGTCATGATAGTGCGGTGAACTGGAATGTTTACAGTCGCGCTACCACCACGTTGAACATCTGCGGTTGCAATGTAAGCATAGCGGTCTATCTGTATGAAGTCGCCAGCCTTAACAATGTAAAGAGATGAGCTAATGCTAGGCAATGTGCCAAGAATAATGTTCTTGCCTGTTGTGCCAACTTCAATGGTTGTAGCGTTAGCTTGGACGCTGGACATATCGCCTAAATAACCAATGTAGTTAACCCATCCAGTTGTGCCAAAGTTAATGTATTGCTCTGTAATGCGGTCAGTTGTGCGTAGCGTAGACAACACGCCGCGATTGGTGCTGTATTGCAAATAGTTCATCGGCTTAATGGTGAACTGGAATGGTTGCACAGTCAGGATTTCGGATGTGCTGATACGCATATTGCGCGAAAGCATTTGACCAGCAAACTTGTGGTCATTGATAGAAACAGTTTCGGCAATGGCTAGGATTGATTGCAGGCTCATGGATTACCTCGTAACAGGCACAGAACGATTAGCCGATTGGTATGCGCCCCATACCGCTTGCTTGTTTCTTGCCAAAAATTGTGTGCCGCTTTGTGTATCAATAGCGTTCATGCTTGCAATGTA